TTGATCTTTGGTTTGGTGACTTTAGTATTGATGTCAAGTTTACCAATGATGAATACGGCAACCTTATCTTTGACAGCATGGAAAAGTTTAAATCACAGATTGCTATCCTTGTTGGCCGTACAAACGATCCTAACGTGATGCGAGTAAATGGGTGGATGGATAGGGCTAACTTTAAGAGAGTTGCTCACACTAAGAACTTTGGTTATGGCGACAGGTTATATTTAAAGCATGACGAACTCATGCGAATCGAATCATTGTGGGCTAGGCTTCATATTCACAAATTCCAATAGGGGGAATTATGTTACTTAAATCAAATCAAGACTGGCAACCAGAAGATACTGATGTTATTGCATGGCAAAGGGCATTTCCAAAGGTTGACGTACATCGGGAACTGACCGCCATGGCATCGTGGTGTGATGCAAATCCTTCAAGGAGAAAAACTAAGGCAGGTATCAAAAGGTTTGTAAACGCATGGCTTACCAAGGCGCAAACTCAAGGTGGGTCACCTCAAGCTAAAGCGTATTCAAAACCCGATTCTATAAGGGCTAGGTCTCTAGACGAATCACTTACTGATATAAGTTGGGTATCAAGCGAAGAATATTTAATGATGAAACAATATTATTTGCAAACGCGCGGTTTTTACTATGACGGGGAACTAAAAAATGGCTAATAAATTCAAACCGAAACTTGTTGTGTTTAAGGGTGAGCATGAATATTTTATGGATGGTCAATCTTACTCATTCAAACAATACAGTGATTGGACTCTCGAAAACTGTATTGATGGCGGTGTAATGAGAGCACCAATGAAAAGCCGTCTTTATGGTCAGGCTTATTGTTTGCCGAAGCATCTGGCACCAAAGCGAGAGTTTGGTTTTAATAGTGTTATTTCAAAGAAAGGTTACACTAAAGAAAGGCGAGAAGCAGTCAGGCTACAACCTAGAAATGAAACTAAATGCGAAAGGCTGTCGCAAAAATGGTTGAAATTAAAATTATGACTCAAGGCGATCATGTTAAAATTAACGACAAGCGGGAGGTAGAGGTTAAACTCCCGTTTATCTTAAAACGCATAGAATCTTGGGATTTTGATAACCCCTTGGTGGTTAAGCTGGACAAATACGAAAGCCCTAGAAGTTTGAACCAGAACGCTATGTCGCATATTTGGTATAGGGAGATAGCCACAGAAATGGCAAAGAAAGGCCACAAGATAGATCACTCAGAACCAGATCAGGTTTGGAAGCTGTGGCTTAAAAAGCGGTTTCTTGGTGTTGACAGTTACTCGATAGGCAACCAGCACATCCCAGAGCAGGTAAAAAGCACCAGCAAGCTATCCAAGGGCGAAATGGTACACTTTTTAGATAACGTGTATCATTGGGCTAACAAGCAGGGCATTCGGTTATCAATACCCGCAGAGAGTGAGTATGCCGAACTACAGGCTAAGCAGGAGCGTTAAGGATGCAAAAGGTTGACCCAAGGGTGCTAAAGGGATTTGCAACTACAGATAGGCATCACGAAGTATTAGATGCTGTCATTACGGAAGGTTCAGCTAACAAAGCGGCCAAGTATTTGGGTTGCGGTCGGCGAGTAATCGACAAGATGCTTTCAAGGCTAGAAAAGAAGGCGGCAAGTCAGGGCGTATCACCGCACAGAGATTTGACCCATCAAACAGCAGAAGGGTTTGAAGCTAAGCGAATCTCTACTGCTTACAAAGATGACGGTTCTGTTGCTTTGCAGTGGGTTATTCAAGAGCCAGAAAAGCGCGATATAAGGGCAAAAGTAGAGGCTGTAGTTGATGGCCTTACTGATGAACTAAAAGGATTTAAAAAGGCTGTAAAAGCCCCTGCAAAGGTAAATTCTGACTATCTAGCGATGTACATGATTGGAGATCACCATTTTGGTATGCTTGCCGATTCAGAAACTAAGATGGATGATGACGACTGGGACGTTAAGATAGCTACGCAGATACTAATTGACGCAACTGAAAGGCTATCAAAGCGTGTGGGTGATGCAGAGATTGGCGTTTTACTGAACGTAGGCGACTTCTTTCATGCCGACTCAAGCAAGAACGAAACGACAGCGGGAACTAGGGTTGACGTAGATACCCGCATCGGCAAGACGTTTAAACTGGCGGGGCGTTTATTCCAGATTCTTATTGATAAGATGCTAGAGATTCACAAAAAGGTAGTTGTGATTAACGTGCGCGGCAACCATGATTCTGACATGGCGTGTCACCTATCAAGTTGCATTGATCTACTTTACAGTGATGAAAAGCGGGTAAGCGTACTGCCTAATTATTCCAAGTTTATACATTACCAATGGCACAACAATCTTTTTGTTTTCCACCACGGCGATAGAATAAAGCCAGAGCAGATTCTGCAAACGGTGATAAAGAATCTTGATGATGAATGGGCGCAGAGTAAAAATCGCTATTGTCACATGGGGCATATTCACCACCATGTCGAGCGAGAATATGGGAGCATGTTATTTTCCGCTTGGGGTAGCCTCACCGCAACAGACCAATGGCACTCAGATTCGGGATACGGGGCAGAGCGATCAATGACTGCTGTTGTCTATCATAAAGATAGCGGTGAAGATTCACGAGTTAAAATAAAGGTTGGAAAATGAGCAATGTTTTTAAATTTCCTGAAAGCGGTATCAAACTTATTCGTCTTTATTGTGATGACTGTAACAGCCCTCTTCAGTATTGGGTTTCTGATGATGGGGATAGTTACGGCCTATGTCACACTTGTGACCTTCATCAACCTGACGAAGTTATCCTCACTCTTAAAAAGGTTCATTGATGAAAATTCTAGACAATCAGGTGGGGGGCGATCACTACCTGAAAAAGAAAATACAGCCAATTGAATACATCATGGCTAATAAATTAGATTTTTG